TGCAAGCTTGGCATCACGTCCAGTTCGTATAGTGTTGGCTGATGAAGTAGACCGATTTCCACCGTCAGCAGGGACAGAGGGAGATCCTTTGGCACTTGCACAAAAACGAACCAAAACATTTTGGAATAACAAATGGGTGTCTGTTTCAACACCTACAATTAAGGGAGCTTCTAGAATCGAAACAGAATACGAAGAAAGCACAAAAGAACAATGGTGTGTAGCATGTCCAAGTTGTGGATACTTTCAAGCATACAACTGGCAACAAATACGTTTTGAAACAGTTACAATGGAATGTGTTGAATGTAAGATGCAACATACGGAGGTTGAGTGGAAATCTCGGCCTGGTCAATGGATTGCTCGAAATCCTGAAGCTTCAAAACGTGGTTTTCATTTGAATGCACTAGCTTCACCGTGGGAAAGATGGTCGAAAATTATTGCAGAATTTAAAGAAGCCAAAAGAAAAGGTATGGAAACACTGAAAACATGGAAAAACACAACTTTAGGTGAATCTTGGGAAGAGCATAGTAGTGAACAAGATCATGCAAGATTAGTAGCAAGACGAAAACCTTATAATTGTGATATTCCAGAAGGTGTATTGGTTTTAACTGCAGGAGTTGATGTTCAGGATGATCGCTTGGAAGTTGAAATTGTTGGCTGGGGAATCGATGAGATTAGTTGGGGCATATCCTATAAAGTATTTTATGGGGATCCAGGGCAAAAAGTTGTTTGGGATCAAATGGATACTTTTTTATTAACAGAATGGCTTTGTAATGATGGTATTAAATTAACCATTTCTGCAACATGTGTTGATAGTGGCGGGCATTATACAAGTGAGGTATACGACTTCTGTAAGGAACGAGAGCATAGACGTGTATTCGCTATTAAAGGTAGGGGCGGAAGCGGTGTACCATTTATTAATAAACCGTCTAAAGTTGGTCGTCAAAATGTACACCTATTCTCTATTGGTGTAGATGAAGGAAAAGATTTAATTACATCTCGTTTAAAAATTGAATTTGAAGATAAACCAGGCTATAGTCATTTCCCTATGGAAGCAGAAAAGGGATATGATGAGGCCTTTTTTGTTGGTCTTACATCAGAGTATAAGAAAACACTTTGGATTGGTGGTGTGCCAAAACAGAAGTGGGTAAAACGTACATCAGGTGTAAGGAATGAACCACTGGATTTACGGAACTATGCAACTGCAGCATTAAGAATTTTAAATCCAGATTTGCAATATTTAAAAGACCATAAATTGAATGGTAGTGTGTACACGCAAACAGTAAGGCGTAAAAAAAAAGAAGAACTATTTCGAAAGGTTTGTAGCTTATGGCATTTTCTGTGGAGGAGATAAAAAAGCGACTTCAGATGTGGCTTGATGCTGAAGAGGCTATTGCAAAAGGGCAAAGTTACTCTATTGATAACCAAAGAGTTGAGCGAGCAAATTTAGCACAAGTGCGTGAGCAAATTAAATTTTGGAAAAAAGAATTGGCTACAGCTGACGCAAAAGCGACAGGTCGTGGTCGTAGAAGAGTAATGAGAGTCGTTCCGCGCGATTTATAGGGGGTGTAATTAATAATGAATGCGCTTGATAAAATGATTGCTGCTTTCTCTCCTGAGCGTGCAGTAAAACGACTAGGTGCTCGTAGACGACTAGATATATTAAATACAGGTTATTCAAATAGTGGGGCGAGCAGAAGAAAAAAATCGTTACTTGGTTGGATTTTCAGAGGAGGCAGTACAAAAGAAGATATTGATGACAATTTAGACACTCTGCGTCAACGTGCCAGGGATTTGTATATGAATACTCCTCTTGCAACTGGTGCAATTAAAAATATTCGTACAAATGCAGTAGGAGCAGGGCTTATTTTAAATGCGCGAATCGATCATGAGTTTTTGGGGCTAACAGAGGAACAAGCAGATGAATGGGAAACAACTACTGAACGAGAATTTTCTTTATGGGCAGAGTCAATTTTGTGTGATGCTTTGCAAATGCACACTTTTTACGAATTACAACAATTAGCTTTAATTTCTTTTCTCTTGTCAGGAGAAGTATTTACAATTTTACCTTATCGAAAACACAGTCAACATATGTATAGATTGAGAATTCAATTAATAGAAGCGGATCGTATCTCTTCGCCTAATGGAAATAACCCTAATATTATAAACGGTGTTGAGTTAGGCACTTATGGAGAAGTAGAAGCTTATCACATTCTCAATCAACATCCATTAGCTGAGTCAAATACTGTAAAAAAAGAATGGATTCGTATAGAAAAATTTGGCGCCAAATCTGGTAGGCAAAATATATTGCATTTAATGGAGTCAGAGCGTCCAGAACAACGTCGGGGTGTCCCTATTCTGGCACCAGTGATAGAAAGTTTAAAACAATTAGGTAGGTATACAGAAGCAGAATTAACAGCTGCATTGGTATCATCTCTTTTTACTGTGTTTATAGAAACGAAAGATGAAGATAATGGTCCAGTGCTTGGAGAGGCAATTGTTGAAACAGATCAAGTGGATAAAGAGGATGTTTTAAGTTATGAACTAGGACCTGGAGCAATTATTGAGTTAGGAGAAGGAGAGAAAGCTAGTACCTCTAATCCTTCACGTAATAATGCATCGTTTGATCCATTTGTAGTGTCTATTTGTAGACAAGTAGGTGCTGCGCTCGAATTACCATATGAAGTGCTTTTAAAA